TTTCCACACCTTGTTTGGGAAGGTTGAGTTATTCCTTTTCTTCTTTTGGAAGGAACGAAGTGACTGAAATCGGGGTGATTTGGATATTTCCAATCACTTTTCTTATTTGAGTCTGTTCAGAACGAAACTTATGAAGCATAAGCGGTATCTGGGCCTTGAATCGGGTAAAAGATGAAAATCTTTTTGCCTTAAATCTGAAGTTTCAAAAGAAACTTTGTTACTATATAAGAATTCATATATGCAACGTATCAGACCTACATCATTTAAAAGAGTTTCTGTTAAAAACAGGACCGAATTAAATTTTAAAAAGAGTAAAGTTGAAATGATAAACTTTACTAGAGCTTCAACACAAACAACCAAACCGAAGGAAAATTTTCCTAGGATTAATGGTAAAGCTGTCACAACCACAGTCGATTTAGGTTTTGGTGAAATAAGAAAAGATACAAGTACATTTGTTATAGTACTTGAGACTCTTTTGGAAAGTAATATATTACTTCTCAAAAATAAAGGTGAGGAAGTAGACATTCGTCTTACTACCTTAAACATTAATGACTGTTTGATGGAAGTTATAAATTTCCATAACAGTTTGGTTAAACATAACAGAATTCCGTTTTGTTTTAACTTTTTTAAAGAAGTTACTAGTTACTGTATTCAGTTATTAGAAACTCCTAAATTAGAGCATAAAACTGTCATCACTCCACGTATTTCTACTGGTGTAATAGACAGATGGCCCACAGCTTTCCAGCTCATGAGACCTCTCTTCTTTAATGTTAGAGATAAAGGGAATTTGGGGCATATTTGCGACCAAATAATTAGATCTCTCCTAAATGTCCACCGTTTGTGTGAGGATTTTAAAGAAATTTCTTTAGAATCTATTACTAAACCATCGAAACCACTGGAAGAAACCTTTCTAAAGGACTTCGAGAGTTTTGTTTCTAAGAAATTTAATTCTTTTGAAATCGTCGGCAGTAAATCGTGGAATACCACTTTAAATATTGACCAGACTAAAAATGGCCCTAACGGCAAGCTTTCTTATAAATCTTCGGATATGGAGGCTTTTAAGCTCATAAATACCAAAAGATTTCACGAACCTTTTAAAAGACTTTGTGATTTAACGGACAATCTGATTTTGTACGATTATGTAAAAACCAGAGCCGGTGAATACCAAAACTTTTTAAACAATGCTTACGTATCGAATAAAACAAATTCTAAAATTCCCTTTGAGAAATTTCTCCTGGAGAATAAAAAGAATATATATTTGCGAAAGTTGACTGGAGTACCTGATTCAGGTCACAAGTCCCGGACTATAGCAATTTGTGATTATTGGACACAAACAATTTTAGAGCCAACTGAAAAAGATTTAATTCAGACGACCTTAAAATTGTATCCACACTCTTGTGATTATTACTCTCATTCTAAAGGATTCAAAAGAATGTTTGAGCGGTTAAAAGTCGGTGATAAGTTCTACGATTGTAGTAACTGGACTGACAGATTTCCTGTTGAATTACAAGAGATTGTATATAGAAATATATACAATTCCGACATTGCAAAATGTTGGATGGAATTAGTTGTTAAATGTCCATGGTTTGTGAAGGATTCAACACAAACAATTAGATATTCAAGAGGACAAGGAATGGGGACCCGAGGGTCCTTTCAAATTGCTCAATTGACTTCATGTTTATTAATGGATTACATATTTGTGACCAATTATAAAATAGAAGATAACAATAAATTGTGGGCAGAAGTTGGGGATGACATGGGATGCCATGACCCTGATGGTTACGTTCTAAAACTGTATACAGAATTAGATATACCTATCAACCTTTCAAAGACAAAAATACCAACATCGGAAAACCTTTGTATGGAATATGTTTCTAGAAATGTCAACTATGGCAGAGACGTTAGCCGAATTTCAGCGCGGACCTGCCTTGCATTGGATGAAAACTTGTTAGATATAAC